GTAGGTTTAACAGGAGTAGAAACAACTTCTTCTGTTGGAGAAGTAGAGGCTACTAATACAGAGATAGCTGCACTGACAGGAGTAGAAGCAACCACTGCTGCAGGTTCAATTGTTATTGAAATAGGCGTTCCACTAACTGGAGTATCTGCTACTTCATCAACAGGTGCTATTACACCTGCAGATGTAATGGGACTAACAGGAGTAGAAGCAACTGCTGATGTTGGGGTCCTTGGTATATTAGGATATGGAGATATTGATATTACTGGAAATACCAGTTATAATGGTGTTGACGTGACAGGAAATACATCGTATACAGACGTAACACACGTAGCGTAGGAGAAAAAATTATGGCTTCAACTTATACACCTCTTGGTGTCGAATTAATGGCAACCGGTGAAAATGCCGGTACATGGGGAACAAAAACAAACGCAAATTTAAATTTAATATCACAATTAACAGGTGGTTTTGCTCAAATATCTATTGCAGGTGGGGCAGGTACAACAACTTTAGACGTTGATGATGGTGCTTTAACAGGAACTGCTCAACAAAGAATGATAGAATTTACTGGTTCTATTACTGGAAACAGAATTGTAACAATACCATTAGACATAGAAACTTTTTATATTTTAAGAAATTCAACGTCAGGTGCTTATACAGTACAATTTAAATATGCCACTGGTTCAGGAAGCACTTTTACTTTTGCAGCTACAGATAAAGGTGACCAACTAGTATTTGCAACAGCTAGTGACGGCACTAACCCAAATATTTTAGATTTAAGTTTTGGTGATGTAACTCTTAATGGAACACAAACTTTAACAAATAAAAGTTTAACAGCTCCTATTTTAACAGGTAGCTCTAGTGCTGCAGGTTCTGTTTTATTTAAAGAAGATACTGATAACGGGACGAATGCGGTAACTCTTATTGGTCCAGCATCAACAGCAGACGTTACTGTAACGTTGCCAGCAGCTACAGATACTTTAGTAGGTAAAGCAACAACAGACACTCTAACAAACAAATCAATAGATTCAGATAACAATACAATTACAAATCTTGTAAACGCAGACATAAAATCTAGTGCTGCAATTGCTTTTAGTAAAATGGCAGACTTAACAACTTCTAGAGCTTTGGTATCTGATGGTAGTGGGGATGTCTCAGTCAGTGCTGTAACTAGCACAGAAGTTGGATATTTAGATGGCGTATCATCAGCTATTCAAACACAAATAGACAGTAAAACTTCAACAGGAAAAGCTATTGCAATGGCAATGATTTTCGGATAAAAAGAAACCAGGAGAATAAAATATTATGGCTAACCCGAATATAGTAAATGTAACATCGATACTTGGAAAATCAGTCCAAGCAGCATTAAACACAACTCTTACAACAGCAATTTTAACATGTGCTTCTGATAAACTTTTAAAAGTAAATAATATTATCGTAGCAAATATTGATGGTTCTAATTCTGTTAATGCATCTGTTTTTATAACAAAATCAGGTGGATCACCAATTGCAATTGCAAGCACTATTGCAGTTCCAGCCGATTCAACTTTAATTGTTTCAGATAAGAATACTACAATCTATCTTCAAGAAGGTGATAACATTGAAGCTGGTGCAAGTGCTAACTCAGACGCTACAATCACAATTAACTACGAAGAACTAGACGACGCGTAGGAGGTCAACTGTGGCTGATTTTGCATTTTTAAACGATAACAACATCGTAACTAACACGTATCATATAGCAGATTCTGACGCTTCAACAGAAGCTGATGGAATTGCATTTTGTGTTTCTTTGTACGGCGAAGGTAGTTACAAACAATTTTGGAAAGACGGCTCTCAAAGAGCTCGTGGAGCAGCTAAAGGATTTGTATACAATGTTTCAAAGGACGTTTTTCATGCACCTAAAGCTTTTGATTCTTTTGTTTGGAGTGATGAAGATAAAGAATATGTTGCTCCTATGCCAAAACCCACAAAAGATTTAGTTGATAGGCCTTTTCCTTATACAGATGAAGATGTAATGGCTTCAGAAGCTATAGAACAAGCTGTTACAAGATTATTCTATAGATGGGACGACAGTAGAGGAACATGGTTAGCTAGTGAATTTACAGTCGGCACAAATGATTTTGGAGATAAAGTCCCTGAACCAACTGGTAATGATTTTACTTGGAACTCGACAAATTCAACATGGAATGCTATATAATATATTATGTCTAGATTTGTAAATGATAACTTAATTAATAATAAAAAAATTTCTCAACCACCATTGGATAATGGTGGAGTTGTCGGACCAGACAACGACCCAACAAACACAGCAGCTGTTCCAGCTGTTCCAGGTGTTCCCACTAGTAACACTACATATAACTCGGGATCAAACTATGCAGCTAATCCAAGAACAACTCAAGTTGATGTTCTTATTGTTGGAGGCGGCGGAAGTTCTGGTGCTCACTACGGTGGTGGTGGAGGCGGATCAGGTGTTATATATCGTCCAGGAATGCCTGTGTCAGGCGGAACAACTTATCCAATAGCCGTTGGTTCAGGAGCTCCGGGTCCTCCAGGTAATTTTAGCACTGGTGGCTCAGGTGGAGATAGTTCTGTTTTAGGTTTAACCGCTATTGGTGGTGGACATGGAGGTTGGAATCCAGGTTCTGTTGCTGGTGCTGGAGGATGCGGAGGTGGAGGAGGTCCAAGTGGTGGACAAGGAACTCAACCCGGTAGACCCGGTGATTCAGGTAATTATGGACACGGAACTAATGGATATGCACCAGGACCAGGTGGAGGCGGCGGTGCCGGTTCATCTGGTGGCACTAACGGTGGAAACGGAAGAGCTTTTCCAGGCACACAATTTCCAGGGACTTATGCTGGCGGTGGAGCTGGCGGTGGAAACTCTGGTGGCCCTGGCGGTGGTGGTAATGGTAATAGCGGAGGAACTAACGGACTAGGTGGCGGCGGAGGTCGAGACATTGGTGGCTCTGGAGGAAACGGAGTAGTTAAAATATATGTTCCAGCAGTATCTGAAATTCCTGCAGTTCCAGCAGACAAAGTTGCAAATGGTATTTGGGGAGTAAAAACACAATACTCATCTAGAGTGCAAGATATCTGGCCTACGTAATATAGACTTTACACTTATTACAGTGTATAATTTTTTTAATGAAAGAATATAGATCTAGTAAAGAAAGTCATATTGGAGGTTGGTATATAGATAAATCAATATGTGATAAACTTATTGATTATTTTAATTTAAACAAACATCAACATGTAAAAGGTATAACTGGAAAAGGTTATAGAACAGAACATAAAGACTCTACTGATCTTGAAATAGGACCAGATAGAGAAGACGTGCCTTTTAATTTATATAGAAAAAGTTTACAAGAATGTTTAGATTTGTATTGTGAAAAATATAGTTTTTTAAAAAGTTTTAAAAGATTTAACATAATAGATAATTATAATTTACAATACTATAAACCAAATCAAGGTTTTAAAGTTTGGCATTCAGAAAGACAAAACCTAGCAACGTCAAGAAGAGTGTTAGTTTTTATGACTTATTTAAACGATGTCCCTGATGGTGGAACTGAATTTTTGTATCAAAAAATACTTACACCTGCGGAAAAAGGTTTGACATTAATTTGGCCTACTGATTGGACCCACACACATAAAGGACAGATAAGTAAAATAAACGAAAAATATATTGTAACAGGTTGGTTTGAATTTTGTGAGTAAAATTTTATCTTTACATACCTCTCATGATGGGAGTTTAACTTACGTTGTAGATAATGAGATTATATTTCATACACAATTAGACAGGTTTAATAGATTTAAACACACTAGTTTTCCTGTAAAATATTTATTAGATTTAATAAAAAGTTTGGACTTTAATACCTTTATTATTACTAGACATTATAGCAGTAGCTCTCATAATATATGGTCCTCATTTTTTGAAAAAATGAAAGACACTTTTAAACACGTTAATGTTATCCATCACGATATAGACATTCATCACTATTTTCATGCTTGTTGTAGTTTAATTTGGAATAAAAATATATCAGACATTTTAGTATATGATGGTACAGGAGCCTATTTAAATAACTCTATGTATGAAAGAGAAAGTTTATTTAAATACGATAAAGACCTACATTTAATAGCTAGATACCACAATCATTTAGGTATTGATTATGAATTAGGTAGTCTTAAAATTATAGGCGAAGACCTTGCTGAGGCTAAGACTATGGCATACAGTTTATTTAATAAAGAAGCAAAAATACTGCAAGAAAACTTTGAAACAAAGTCAATTAATTTTATTAAATTTTTAGGTAAGAAAAACATAATAACAACAGGAGGATGTACACAAAACGTTTTACTTAACAGTAAATTATTAAATGTTATAGAAAATCTTTTTTGTGATCCTTTTAATACGGACTCCGGTATTTCTTTAGGAGCAATCAATCATGAAACAGGTTTTAAAATTAAAAACAACAGTATCTACCTTGGCATTAAACAACATATAAACACAGATCTTTTTTGTAAGTATAATATTAAAACTGTTGAACCTTATGAGGTAGCACAAATTTTACAAGAAGATCCTGTTGCAATATTTCAATCTAGAAGTGAACAAGGGCAAAGAGGTTTAGGGAACAGATCACTGTTGATGAACCCTTCTCATCCACAAGCTTATGATAAATTAAATGCAATTAAAAAAAGAGAATGGTATAGACCCTTTGCTTGTTCTGTTCTTAAAGAAGAAGCATCTAAGTGGTTTGATTTAAAAAAATTAGATGAGTCTCCATACATGATGTATGTTTTTGATTTATTAGATAGTAAAAAAGAAATTATTAAATGTGGCGTGTCTAAAGATTTTAAAAGTAGAATTCAAACTGTTTCTGAAAATAACAACAAGCATTACTATCAACTAATAAAAGCTTTTAATAATCTTACAAATGTTCCTGTTTTAGTTAATACAAGTTTAAATCTACCTGGAGAGGTTTTAGTTGAGACTTTATATGACCTATACTGTATGTTTACAGAGTCTGATTTAAAGTATATATATCTGCCAGAAATTAAAAAGATAATAATTAAATGAATTTAAAAACAAAATATTGGTATTGGAAAAAAGTTTTTCCAGACCACATGTGTGATCACATTATACAATTAGGTAAAGAAAAAAATAAAGAATTTGCTGTTGTTGGGCATAATGAAAACAAAGAGCTAACAGAAAAAGATATTGAAGAACAGAAAAAAGTTATAAGAGATTCAAAGGTTGCTTGGTTTAATGAACCTTGGTTGTTTAACATGTTAGCGCCTTATTTCTTAGAGGCTAATGAAAAAGCTGAATGGCATTTTATTTATGATTTTATAGAACCTGTTCAATTTACTGAATACAAACCAGGTCAGTATTATGGTTTTCATCAAGACTCAGACTTTTGGGTAAATAAAAATCCATTAAGAAAGTTAAGTTGTGTGGTTTCTTTGTCAGATCCAAAAGATTATAAAGGAGGAGAATTTAGAATGAATCTTAAAAGTGGTTTACATGGAAGTGATTCTTTTTTAGATGTCACTCATCTAAATGAAAAAGGCAACTTAATTATATTTCCTTCACAACTGTGGCATGAGGTTACTAAAATTACAGAGGGCACTAGGTATTCTTTGGTTGCTTGGGCAGGGGGACCTCCTTTTCGTTAATGAGTTATGAAATAAATGATAATTTTTTAGAGCAAAAAGAACTTAATTATTTTAAAGAAACTATATTAAGTAATAATTTTCCTTGGTTTTCAACTGGTGTGCAATCTGACAAAGACCCATTGCATAAACAGTTTGTACATATCTTTTATAGAGAAGATAATTTTAACACTGACTATAAAGAACTACTGCGCCCCATATTAAACAAACTTAATCCTACTGCAATTCACAGAATAAAAACAAATCTTTTAACTAAAACACACAATATTATAGAGCCTCCTTTTCACACAGACCATACTTCTAAAAATGTATTGTCATCCATTCTATATATAAATACAAATAATGGGTATACAGGGTTTAAGGATCAAAAATCATTATCTATTAAAAATAGATTAATAACCTTTCCTTCTTGCACGCCACATTATGGTAGCACTTGTAGTGATGAGCACTTTAGGATTGTTGTAAACATGGTGTATATAAAATGAATTATAATATTATTGACAATTTTTTAGACAAAGAAAATTTTTTACAGATAAAATATTTATTAGAACATCCTGAGTTTAACTGGTTCTATAGAAGATACATGGCAGGTGAAAAAGATCCACCTTATTTTTCTCACGGTTTTTTTAATCACAGTGAAAAAATATCTCCCAGTTTTAAAATTATTCAACCTTTATTAGATAAATTAAAATATATAGCTTTGGTTCAGGTGAGAGCTAACTTAACTTTAAAAACAGACCAACCAATTGAAACTGCTTGGCATACGGACTACAATTATTTTAACGGAAAAACAGCAATATATTATTTAACAACTTGTAATGGCTTTACAGTTTTAGATAAAGAAGAGAAGATTAAAGTTAACTCGATTGAAAATAGGGTGGTTATTTTTAATAACAATATAAATCATAAATCAGTTACACATACAGATACTGAAAGAAGAATTATATTAAACATAAATTATTTTGATGAACAGTAATAAAATTATAATTGTTGGAGGAGGAAGTGCAGGTTGGATGACAGCTGCTACTTTAATATCTCAGTTTCCTAATAAAGACATTACTGTAATTGAATCTTCAGACATACCAACAGTGGGTGTTGGAGAAAGCACTTTAGGTCAAATAAACAATTGGTTGGATTTACTAGGTATAAAAGATGAAGACTTTATGCCATATACAGATGCAAGTTATAAACTAAGCATTAGGTTTGAAGATTTTTATAAAAGAGGTGATGGTGGTTTTCACTATCCTTTTGGTCCTGTAATTGAAAACTCTAGATTAGGTTTAAAACAAATATGGTATTTAAAAAAATTATTATATCCAGAAACACCCATTACTGATTATGCAAATATGTTGTATCAAAACATGGCACTTGTAAATAATAATGTTTTATTTAAAAATAAATCTAAAGAGTTAGATGTGTTTAGTTTTAAAAACGATGTTGCTTATCACTTTGATGCTATTAAGTTTGGTTTATGGTTAAAAGAAAAGTATTGTAAACCTAGAGGTGTAAAACATATATTAGATAATATACAAACAGTTGAAACAAATGATGAAGGTGTAACATCTTTAAATAATACATATACGGCAGACATGTATATTGATTGCACAGGTTTTAAATCATTACTACTTGGCGATGCAATGCAAGAACCTTTTAATAGTTATTTAAATTTATTACCTAATAACAAAGCTTGGGCTACAAGAATTCCTTACAAGGACAAAGAAAAAGAATTAGTTCCATATACTAATTGTACAGCTATTGAGAATGGGTGGGTGTGGAATATACCTAGCTGGGAAAGAATAGGTACAGGATATGTGTATTCTGACAAATACGTCAGTGACGAAGAAGCTTTAAATCAATTTAAAAAACACTTAGATAAAAAACAAAGTGATTATTCTAATAGTAAATTTAAAAACATTAAAATGAGAGTGGGGATACATAATAGATTATTTGTAAAAAATGTTTGTGCTATAGGTTTATCAGCAGGTTTTATAGAACCTTTAGAATCAAATGGTCTTATAAGTGTACATGAGTTTTTAATTAACCTTGTAAAAATAATGAAGCGAGGCGAACAAGATACTATTAGTCAATGGGATAGAGATAATTTTAATGTAGAGTGTAAAAGATTTTTTAATGGTTTTACAGAATTTGTTGCTATGCACTACGCATTATCTCATAGAAATGATACTGAATATTGGAGAGACATTTCAAACAAATCTTTTTATGAAAACAGAATAACAGATGATTCTATTAAATTAGATTTATTAGCTAAAATGAATAATAAACAATGGTTAAATTCAGACGCTGGAGTTCATTGTATAGGAACTGGATTAAGATATTTTGGTTTTGATATGTTGACAGATACTTCAAGCGACGAAGAAAAAGCAATGATAAAATTAAGAAATTTAGAAGTTAAAAAATGGAATACTGTTTGTAAGAATAAACCAAAACTTTTACAATTTTTAAAAGAAAATATACATAAAGATGACTAATTTTTTAAAAGACATTAAATACAAGATTATTAGAAACGTTGTACCAGAACAACTATGTGATTTTATATCAGAGTATTTTTTATTGAGAGAAAAAATTGCAAGCACCTTAATAGAAAATAAAGCAATACCACCTTTTGATGAAAGCTGGGGCATGTTTAACGATGCTCAAGCAATGGGTCATTACTCTCACTATAGTGACACAGCTATGGAGGTTTTATTGCAAAGGATAAAACCACTCATGGAACAGGAAACAGGGTTGAGCCTATATGAAAACTATTCGTATGCAAGAATATATAGAGAAGATGCTGTTCTAGATAAACACACAGATAGATTTAGCTGTGAAATATCTACTACTTTAAATCTAGGGGGTGATCCTTGGCCATTTTTTTTGACAAAAGACGGAAAAGAAATTGAGGTTAATTTAAGTAAGGGTGATATGTTGATTTACTTAGGTATTGAATTAGAACATTGGCGAAAAAAATTTGATGGGGACTTTTGCATACAGGCATTTCTACATTATAACGATAAAAATAATCCAGATTCTGAAAGTAACAAGTTTGATACACGGGAACATTTAGGTCTTCCCTCTTTTTTTAAAAAGTGATATAGCTAGAGGGTTAAATACATATTTAAAACACTCAAAATATATGGTAATAAACCATTATGCTACAAAAATTAGGTTTTGCCCCAGGATTTAATAAACAAGTCACAGAGACCGGCGCTGAAGGACAATGGTTTGATGGTGATAATGTACGTTTTAGGTATGGATCACCTGAAAAAATAGGTGGTTGGCAGCAACTCGGCTCTAATAAATTAACAGGTGCTGCAAGAGCCCTTCATCATTGGGATGATAATGCTGGTATAAAATACTCGGCAATCGGAACTAATAGAATTCTTTATGCATTTTCTGCAGGCACGTACTATGACATACACCCTATACGAGCTACAATTACAGGCGCTAACTTTACAAGTACCGCTGGTAGTGCAACTGTAACTGTAACAGTTGCTTCTGATCATGGTTTAAAAACTGACGATATCGTTTTATTTGATAGCGTGTCAGGGTTATCAGGATCTACTTTTACAAACGCATCTTTTGAAGATCTTAAATTTATGGTGTCTTCAGTTCCTAACTCTAAAACATTTACTGTCACAATGGCGGTGGTTGAGTCAGGAACACCGGTAACAAACGCAGGGACAGCATCAGTTTTATGTTATGAATCTGTCGGACCCGCACAACAACTTGGAGGGTTTGGTTGGGGTACAGGACTTTGGTCAGGAACCGCTGCAGGATCTGTAACAACTACTCTTGCATCAAACATAACAAACACCACAGACACAAGTATAACATTAACTAGCTCTGCAGCTTTCCCATCTTCAGGCACAGTGCAGATAGGAACGGAGTTTATTACATTTACAGCAAATAATACAGGAACAGGAGTTTTATCTGGAGGAGCAAGAGGTGCTGCTGGAAGCACGCCCGCAACTCACAGTGCCGGCGTTACTGTACAAAATATTACAGCGTACACTGGTTGGGGAGATGCGAACAATAGTGATCTCGTTATTGACCCTGGTTTATGGGTGCTTGATAATTATGGTACAAAATTAATTGCACTTGTATATAATGGTAGATGTTTTGAGTGGGACGCAGCTGCAACTGGAGCTATTAGCACCAGAGCAACTTTAATATCAAATGCTCCTACAGCATCACGTCACGTGATGGTATCAACACCAGACAGACACTTAGTATTTTTTGGAACAGAGACAACTGTTGGCACAACAACTTCGCAAGATCAAATGTTTATAAGATTTTCTGATCAAGAAAATATTGATGGCACTGATGCATATACAGTTAAAGCCAACAACACTGCAGGTACTCAAAGACTTGCAGATGGATCAAAAATTATGGGTGCCTTAAAAGGTAGGGATGCAATTTATGTATGGACCGACACAGCATTATTTTTAATGAAATTTGTTGGACAACCTTTTACTTTCTCATTCGAACAAGTCGGTACTAACTGTGGTTTGATTGGTAAGAATGCATGTGTTGAAGTTGATGGTACTGCTTATTGGATGTCGGAAAATGGATTTTTTAAATACGATGGTCAATTAAGATCAATGCCTTGTCTTGTAGAAGATTTTGTTTATGACGATATTAATTTTACTTCTAGAGATCTTATTAATGCAGGTTTAAATAATTTGTTTGGAGAGATAAACTGGTTTTATTGCACAGCTAGTTCAAATCAAATTGACAGAGTAGTCACCTACAATTATTTAGACTCAAATTCTCAACGTCCTATTTGGACAACTGGAACTTTAGATAGAGCAGCGTGGCAAGACTCTGCAGTTTTTGATAAACCTCATGCAACGTATTATACTCCCTCTGATAATGCATCTACTGATGTTATTGGTAATACAAACGGACTTAGTATATACTATGAACACGAAACAGGGACTAATCAAGTTCTTTCAGGTGGCGCTACAACCGCTATTATTGCGTCAATTAAATCTGGAGATTTTGACATTACGCAACGTAGAAGCAATACAGGACAAACTGTAGGGACGCCCGATATTAGAGGAGACGGAGAATTTATAATGAGAATTAGTAGATTTATACCAGACTTTATTGAACAAACAGGTAACACTGCAGTTAAATTTAAAACAAAATTATATCCAAATAGTTCTGAAGTTACAAACAGTTTTACATGTACTTCTTCAACAACTAAAAAAGATATTAG